ACCATTCTTCTTGTAGACTGTTCACCTATAACAGTGTTTACAGTAGGAAGAATAGTATTAATTGTAAGTGCAGGTCTGCCTTCTTCATCTAAAGCAGCAATGTCCATTTGATCCCATTGATCACCTCTATAAAAAGAGTCACATTTTTGTGCTATATCGATATATTCTAAGTGACCATTATCTCTGGCTCTTTTATAACGATCCCATTGATTTCGGCAAATGCGATTTTCTTCTTCTCCACTTAACCTACGTTGTTTCTTTTTATATCTTGCGTCTGGCATTAGGCCCTCATTGCTGTTTTATCTTTACTATTTTTTGTTATGTGTCGAAGTCTATCTCTCCATGAAGGAATATGTTCAACTGGTTCACTATATGTAGCAAACTCAGCCATCATTAATCCTACCCATGCCAAAGCATCAACTTGGTCATCATGTACACCATTTGGGAAACGCAAAAGTTCAGCGACCAGTGGACCAGTCCAAACTTCGTCTTTGGGAATCCGAACCATTCCCTGTTGCATCCTACCTTGTATAGCTCTAGCCCTCGCTTCTTTATCACGCCTTCCCGGTTTCAAATCCTTGAAATAAGCTTCATATAGTTTACGCTCTCTTACTCTTTTTTCCAAGAACGGACCGAGTGCCATTTCTATATGACCTTTCTCAATACCAATTATGGCTGGTCTCCACTGTTCATACAAGTCTAAAATTCGTTCAACGATTTCGAAACCATCAAACTTACCTCGCACACAATCAACTATGTACAAATTATCATACTCATCTACCCCTACAACTAGTCCAACTGAATAGTCATTTCTGTCTCTTTGTCCTATAGCCAAGTCCCATGCACAGTAAAATTTCATCCTACTAAAATCTACATCTGCTGGGTCATAATACCTGATCATATCTCTTGTAAAGTAATCACCTTCATCTGACACAGGGTTCTGTTGATATAACGCTGACCAATCTCGAGGGCCAACGGCTCGCTGGATTTTTTCTAATGATGGTAAGTTATAACGTTCTTCATGTAGAGCATCGCCCATCTTTCTGTACTCTTCATCTGCTTCTGCTATTGCTGGATATTTAACCACTTCCCATTCATCACCACCGTCTGCAGCCCCACGAAGTAAACGCCCAGCTAAATCGTCATCATGCCATCTTGTTAAAATTACAAGTATGCCTCCCCCAGGAGCAAGACGTGTATACGCTGTTGATGTATACCAGTCCCAAACATTATCTCTATTAAAATCTGATTCTGCATCTTCTCTGTTTTTTACAGGGTCATCGATTACAAGTACGTGTGCTCCTTTACCTGTAATACCACCACCAACACCAGCTGCTACATAACCACCACCTTTGGTAGTCAACCATGCTTCAACTGACTGTGAAGTTGGGTCTAATTTTGCTTCGGTGAAGACGTTCTTGTATAATGGCTCCCGCAGTAAATGACGGACCTTTCTACTGAAAGACATCGCTAACGATCCAGAGTACGAGCAACTTATAAATTCATGTTTTGGATTTCTGCCTAAGTGCCACGCTGGATAAGCAATACTCGCTAGTGTTGATTTTCCATGTCGTGGCGGCATGAACAACATTAACCTAGGAGATTTTCGATCTACTACATCTTGACTAAACTTTTCGAGGCGCTGGCAAATGTCTTTGTGCACCCAACCAGCAGCATAGTCAGGATTAAATCTTTCTACAAACGGCAAGAGTCTTTTTCGTGAAAGTACTCTTTTGGCTAATTCTTTCTGTGCCTTTAGTGATGCGACTTCTTCCTTTGGAGCTTCTTCTTGTGGAACTTGATCAGGGTTCGGGGCAATTCGCTCAGCGTCATCGGCTCGGCAATATACACATAGACCATGTTCCTGAGAGAACAATGTTTGAGGTTGTAGTTTCTTACAACGAGGGCATTCAACTTTAGGTATTGTGCTCATTATTTCCCAAACTTTTTAATTGGCATTGCTTCTTTAGCTAGCCCTTGAATTTCTGTAGAAGTATATTTTTCAGGTCTAAAAAGAAGCGTCGCTGATTTATCCACTCCTTTACCAGCCTGTTCTAAAGTTCTAACCGCTTCATATCCATATCTTTCTAAAAACTCTCTTTGTGGTTCTGTAAAACGTGATAGGTATTTTTCACCATCTCGTAACCCCTGAAGGTCTGCTGCTCGCCTACCATCTCCTGCTTTTGTAGCTAGTTTTATTTCCTTATCTAATTCTTTTTGCATAAACTTTGAAGGTTTATTAGAGTCAAATATTTTTGTAACTTTAGAAGTATCTATTTCATATAAACTTTTATTAGATGGGCGCGCATACCCTAAAGCTACTTGTTTTGGACCAGTGTAAAGGGCTGCTTGAAAAGGGCTATACCCTAGTTTATCTAATTCTTTTACAACACGGTCATCACCAAAAAGTCTATGGGTTACTGTATTATCTACTTTTTGCCCTTCCAGAGAACGGTCATAAGTAGTTTTTAATGTTCCTACGTTTGATTCTCCACCATGATATGTTGTTTTAGGTGTAGTCATTCTAGTAAACCTATCCACAACCTGATCAGAGAAAACTTTACTTCTTCCTATAGCGTTTGTTACAAATCTACCTAGACCACCTAAGGTAGCTTCGATAACGGGTGCGGTGTTTTGTAGTCCAGGTTCAAAATAATATTCAGGGACAGCTTGTTGATAACCTTGAACTGCAAAAGGTGGGTTCTCACCAAACTGTTTTAACTCTTCAGTTTTGTAACCGCCCTTTGCATATTCTTGTGCTTCTTTTTCTGTATCAAACTTTCTGTAATTACCCGTAGCCAAAGCAGCTTGTTTAGCTCCTACAAAGTCATCCCCATAATCTTTTAAAGTAGCATCTTCTTGTAACTGAATCATAGGGTAAGCAATGTTTCCACTATCCGCCATTCTATGCGTCATCATTTTACCTTCAGGGCTTGTTAAAACAGGGTAGTCTTTAGGGTTATCTATACGAGCTTGAAATTGTGGGGTTTCTATATCATCCCGCAAATCTAAAATAGCTTTTTTAACTACATCTAACATTACTTTCCAGGCTCAAGATATTTAACATCGTCACCAGCCAACTTCAAAAGTTCTTCATCAGTAAGATGTTCCATACGTTCTACTTTCTCCCCATTAATAATATTTATCTGCGTTGCATTTTCTGGTTGAAATAACCCATGTAATTTACAGAGCGCATCTACTACATTTTTTTCTTCTGTAGCATTTGCTGATTTTCTATGTGCTTCTAGATACATACTTGTTGCTGTATTCCTGTCGAAGTTAAATTCTTTTCTACTTTCCTCGCGTAAATAATTAACTGCTTGTATTATTTTTGGTTTTTTAAAAATGTCATAAACAGTATCCACATCTTGGTAACCTGCGGCACGTCCTGCTGCAGCTTTGGTCATACCCCGAAGGTACATTAAAATTAAACGTTCTTCTTGTACGCTTAATTCATTTAGTTTAACCCCCATATAGGGGTAATGAGACTGTAACTCAGCCCTTTCACTATCTGACATATTTGCATCTTATCAAAAAATTTCCTTAGTCGTCACTATATTCTTAATCCACCAAAAGAATTGATCTTCAGGTAGTGTATGTTTCATTGTATTTATTCTATGGCATACAAGCTGGATGTTATCTGGTAAGTAATGTAAGTCAGGATTTATTCTATCTATTGATACATTAAAATCGTGTATACCTGTACCATCTTTAACATGTGTCATGTGTACACTACTAATGGCACAACGCCCATTTTGTTTGTCCCATATCTTGGCTAAATGTTGAGGGTCGATGGCCCATTCCATTTCAGGATTTTTCTTGTTTCTTGAGTATTTCAATTGTGTACATAAATGAGACAAGTATGACTCTGGACTCGCACTCCTATTTTTATTTTGTTCTGATGTTCGGCATTTTTTACAAATTGATCTTTTCCACTTTTGATTAAGAACTTCAAAATCTGCAGAAGGTAATTTCTTTTTGCAATTGCCACACTTCCTTGTACTCATTTAGCAAACTCTAACACAGAAAATTTTTTATAGAAATTTTTTATGAAAATAGGTAAATATATTGCTCATGCAGTGTTTCCCCTTTGCCCCCATTAGCTACCCCTTCCCCTTTTTCCCCTTTTCCTGTTTTCTAATCTCGTTCAGATCGTTGGAACCTTGTTTCGATTTTCAAAATCAGCTACCTCTCTGGCGTTCGATAGGTATTGGTTGAGTTGTGAGTATGATTAATTTCCTCGGTCGTACTTACTTATATTAATAGAGGATGGAGATAAATATAATGTCTATAAAATTATATATCAAAGAGGTCATCAGCTCTTTCCCTGATGAAAATGGTGCGATTGTAGAACAAACATCTACTATTGGTGAGGCATGGGTGCATAAAACAGATAAGCTAACACCTGAGCAACGCGCTTTAGTACAAACATTGAGCTTTGACATTTGCTTAAAGAAAAATGCCCAAGAAGAACTAGTCACTGAACTAGACTATTTAGGCAATGAGCATATGGTTATGAGACCTGTTCGTATTAAAGCCTTCTCTGATAATAAAGATAAAGCAGCACCTGTTGCTAAATCAAATCCTAAAGATGTTCTTAAAGCTAAGATGTCTAATGGAAAAACTGATGTAGGAGTTTCATTATGAAGAAATTCAATATTGCTAAATTGACAGCCCAAGCCGCTGTTCAAAGTATAGCTACTACTATCATCATCGGTAAAGCTATAGCCAACGCTGGTTCTTCATTCGCTAAAGAAGTATCGGCAGAGGTCGAAGCACGTCAAGAGATAGAGAAAGAAATTCAAAACATTCTAGAACCTACTCCTGAACCTAATCAATCATCATCTATGAGAGATTTCGTTAATAAAGGAGATGTAGAATGTTAGAATTTCTAGGTTCTCTACTCTTGTTCTTTATCAATCTATATTTCATTGGATTCTTAGCTGTCTGTGTATGGCTATGGTTCAAGCTTTTTAGAGATGAAGGATGAAGAAATAACATTTGGGCTTAAGCTTACCTGCATTTTAGTCCTTATATTATTAACCCTCAGAGCATTGGAAATCCCATATGGTTTCTGGTGCTACGAGATGTTCTGTTAACACTCGGGAGAGTCACTTCGTGTGGCTCTCCCTTTTTTTCTGGGAGATAATGCTTGCGCCGGTGTGCGTAGCCCCGCTGGTGTGCCATTTACTACTATCATCAGCTTGCTGATGTGGACTGTACAGATGTACTTGGACCTTTTTCTATAAAAAAAGGATTACGTCCAAGAGACCCCTGTGTACCGGTGTGTACCGGCTACTGCCACGCAAGTGGTACACGCTTAAACCCTTGATTTCAAAGGCTTTCTCCGAATGTGTACCATGTGTACCATGTGTACCAGCAAAATTAGCCTTATTTATATGGACCATCGTTCATAGATAACTGTTATTTATTCTGTTAACTTTAAATTTTAATGGTACCAGTGGTACACATAGACCATGGACCATGGATATATGTAATAGAATCAAGAACTTACGTGTGTACCACCACCCCAAAATCCACGTGGTACACAAAACCCCTACATCTGTACATAAACCCAATACAATCAATAACTTAAGTGTGTACCACTGTGTACCACCAACGCACGATATTCACGCCCAAAATCGCTGGCGCGATTTCGGTATTTGTTGATTGGTGAGTTATATAGGGTATTGGCATTAACAATAGCTAAGAAATTATACAAACTAGCTAACGATTATTGAACTACGCTATCAAAACATATTTGACCCACTCGAAGAAGGAGCACAATCATCATAGGAGTAGATAGACTAATAACTATATAGCTCATTTATTATCATGCAAATTAACAAAAATAGGAGTAAAACAATGATAAATACAATAAAAACTTTCCTTAAACGTAAATATATTCAAATATGGCATCACGCAATACTTGATAATAACTACGGTTACGCAGAACACAACATCCACGGCACATGTAAATGCTGGGGTGGTGACTTCGAATGTGGTATGCCCAGCTCGGTTAGACAAGAATGCCAACGTAATCTAAGAGACTATAGAGTG